GTTAATCGTTAAATAAAAGCGATTATGTCGGACTCAACTCTTAATCTAAACCATACACTCGTCACATGTATGGATAAGGCACAGCTTTAGCCGTACTAATTGATTAAGCGACGCTTTAAAAAAGACTTTATAAAATTTTTAATAAAAAAAAACCTAAATTTAAAACGAAACTCATCCAGAATGGATTATAGCTTCAGGGTTTATCACAAAAGGTGGTAAACCAGTCAAGAAGCCGAAGCGAAATTTATCTTTGATTGCTCTAAAGACCTTGACTTTCTGCTGAGTAGATGACTTGAAAAACCAATGAGTTGGTAATTGGCCATCATCCCAACTAGCAAAAGTGTCAGAATGAGATACTCGAGAAATGTTAAATGCTTGATAATAAGGAACGTTCGCATCAATAGCACCCTCTTGGGCAAAGTGTGGAATACACCTCACCCCAGGTGTCATATAAGAAGCACTGTCAATCAGCTTGAAACCTGATGGGCTAGTGTTCTTATAATATTGATTTGCAAAAGAACTCATTATAAAGGATTCACCAATAAACCCTTGTTTCTCATGTGTAATCATTCGCAGAGCCATCTGCCCTGTATAGAAACCATACCCTGCCGCAAAATAGTCGACCAGATCTATATATTCTGAATCAACAGTTGCACGGAATTGATACGGATTCACTACAATGGCTTCAGTATCTGAAAATGTTTTAGTGGGACTAAAAGGCAAATAAGACATAAGAAGTTTATTAAGATGAGTAAATTGATCTCCCATTGAAATTTCTAAATTTCGCGTTCTATCAATGGGAACTGAAGGACCAGAAGCTATAGGAGAGCTCCTAGTTTGAGTGGCACTACGAGAACTATTATCAAAACCCGTAGTTAAGGGACCAGAAGAACTATGTTTAGTAGGCAAATAATTGATAAGTGTTGATGGATTAGAAAGCTCAACTTGTGTCGCATGAAAGCTAGGAACACAATAAATTGTGTGTGCAACATCAGCAGTTACTTCTAATGGAACTTCCACGAGTATATATAATGAACCATAAGAGCAAAATTCAGTTTTCTGTTTTGCTACAAGATACTCATAACCCGATCCTGTTCCATCAGCAATAAATGGTGATGCTACATATTTCATAGCTGTATTCGACATAAGATTTGCAGTCACTTGTTGATTAGCCTTATCACCTGTAAATTGAACTACAGTTGACATTGCTAAATTCACAACATCTTTATCCATAATGTCACCTACTGCGTAAGTTCCATGGTCATTGGGTGCAACTATGGCTCGCAACTTTACATTGTGAAACATAGTTAAAAACACGTCAAAATCGAAATGCAGTTGAGCATTCCAGTTTTGACACGTTGAAGCTACCCAAGCTTGATGCGTTAGATACAAACCATCTTCTCCTTTAATAATAGGATTAATGGTTAAAGGGAAAACTGCAAGAACCTGATTTGGTACTTGATCGTCAGAAATTTTGAAAATATGATCATCAAGAACATTTGGTGTTCTCATGATATAATCCACAGACATTTCATCCAATTGAGTGCCAAATAAGGAATAATCTGTTGCGATAACGTTTTCCTGATCAAGTGAATACACATGATCGTTTATTGCAGTCTGTGCAGATAGTTGCCCATCACCGGGCTTCCACTTTACAGCTACAACAGGTGCATCTAACGTAGGCTTGCTGTATCCCAACGCACTAGCGGTATTAGCGCCAGCTTTTAAGAGTGGCGCAACAGTAGATGCCAAATTACCAACCATAGGTAACCCAGCAGCTGCTGTTGCAATTTGAGCCCCTTCACGTAGCACTGCAGAAACAATACCATCTTTCCGCATATTGGCAGCTTCTGCTACGTGTTTTTGAGGAATTGGTCGAGATCGTTGCACAGGGGCAGATGGCGGCGATCTTTGAACAGGCGGATGTAACTTGTGATTCCGTGCAACCATAGCACGTAATTCACGAGTGGCATCATCAACCCGTTTCCGAAGAAATGCCTCACTCGAGAGTGGAGGCAATATAGTTGGATATTCCAATTTCAATGTCTCAGCATCGGCTTGGATATACACGTTCATTTTCACTGTACCAATATCGAGTGGTGTTAACCGCCCAATATATAATTTTCCTGGTCTTCCTGTTCCGGATTGTAAATTCCGAGACAAAAATGCAGAAACCCATGGCACATTAGTACTCACAGTTTGTGAAGTTGTTAATGATACTTTCATATGAGGTGTTTGTGAAATTTGAACGAGTCTTTTCGTGCGAGCTGCAATAGCCTCCGCAGTCATATCAGCATAAAGAGCAATAATGATACCTCCTGATGTTTTAGGAGCTACCGTAAATTCAAAACGCACTTTCAAATGTGTACGTAAGAATGCAAAGCCCTTTATTTTGTCATGAACATTTAATTGTGCAAGAAACATTTCAATTGGATCAATCAAATATAATTGTTCTCCGGGTTCTCCTCCAATAGGGATCACAGTAGACATTACAAGATATTCTCGAGAGAGAATATCTAAAATACTATGATCTCTACCTTCTTGAAAATTCTGAGTTTCCCTACTACCTAAGTCCTGCTCCATTGGTAGAGTTTCTACAATGGGAACTGAGCTAGTAGCGAAAGTCACAATTTGTTGTCCAGTTTCGACTTCATTCCTCTCATCGTGAAATGGAAGAATGGAGTTGCGTGTGTCTTCATTGGTTAATGATTGTACATTGTCTGTATTTTGAGCTACTCTTGATTTTAGTCACACAGTCGAGTAATACTGTTGTGATATTTTGAGTTGTGATTCTTTGCAAGGGCTGCTTGCGTGGCGACCACCAGTGTAAATACACTTACCACAATGTTTTGTTGCGACATGTTCGGGTGATGTTCCATCACTGTCCACGTCACTATTTACATTCATATCGATGCCTCCTAATATAGAAGGGTGGATAGGAACGCCAAGGATATCAGCATAAGTATCAGCAAATAAAGATACATTATCACCGTCACGGACCATCTTTCGTAATACTGTCTGACTGTAAAAACAATCAGGCGTAAGAACTATTTGATGCTCTTGACACTGATCAATTATCTTTGCCCGATACTCCTCAAAAATATGGGGTTCATGCATACACAATTCGCGAATTGCGAGCCTTGAATTCATTTGCATTTGTGTAGATTTTGTTCCGTATTCTTGTTCACATCGGTCCCAATTTAATGGTTCCAACACTGAACACAAATCAAGTGGAGCTAACCACATTTTGAGTTCTCTATCAAGCACGAATTTTCGTTTGATGATAGAAATTTCATCTAGTGTTCTAAATTCAATTTCTCCACCATCTTTTGTCTCTGGTGTACAGTAATGACCGTAATTCAACATATGTTGAGACCATTTTGTAATATCTAAAATATTTGCTAAATGTTCATCAAATGCTATAATACTGTCATCACCATAAATTGCGACATAAAATCGTGTGTGAAGATCCTCAATACATGCTTTTGCCTCAGGTGATTTGATCTCATTCAACATATCATACAAGCACAAGTAAGTAATGCCGTAATTATACATAGTATTAATTATAGCAGTACCAGGATTTCCCGAAGGTTGTCCTCTTGCAATTTGTACGATAACATTTCCAAAAACCTGACGTGACGTTACAATATCTTGCCACAATGCGCGCGAAACAGGATCATTTCTTCTGTACTGTGTTTCAAGAACTTCAAAAATGATCCATAGTAAATCTCTATTCAACGTTCCATCCCAATTGGTAAAATCGGTTGCAATGAATTGTTTAGATTTGGGGTGTGCTATTGATGTTAATTTCAATGCTAACACATCCCAATCCGATGAATAGGGATTTATACCGATGAGAGATGAATTAAAGACTTTATTTTCCATAATAGTCGCAAAGAAATCCAAGAAATATTGTCGAAACAACACAACATAATGTAGTGGTGCTGCGGCAAAAGCTCTTGATTTTCCAGCATCTACCTTTTCAATAGGCCTCAATTCATCTTTTGCTGTGGACACAAAATAACATTCTGGACGAATGTTGTTTTGTGCTTTAGTCCTATAATCGTCAATTTGTCTATTGAGGAATGGGTGGTCGTAAATCCAGTTATCATCCTCGCCTAGGAACGCTGATTTTCCTTTCTTACCGCCAGTAAAGCGGTTGAAAGGGTAGCCAGCACTCGAAGTGCGATTGATGCCAACAATATATTCACTACCCTCTATTCCACTTATAGACTCATTGTGCGTGAGTCGTCGTATTTTCCGAGGTGCCGAAAATCGATGCATCAAACAACCACGAAATACTGCTTCTTTATCGCTTGAAACCGAAAGTGAAGGCTCCATATACTTCTTCATTGCTTTGTTTATGACATGTTCTCCTTGAAACATTCCCAAATGGGCTGGTTTCTTTTGTGTCTTAAATATTTTATTATGAAAAAGTGATGGACGTATTTTTGTGGTGCTATTTGCATACAGATTATGTGGGATGTTACCTACTTTATTAAACTGGTTATCTAACAAAGTGATGGATTTACACATCTCGACTTGTCTGAATGCAACATGCTTAGAAAGTTGTTCGCTGATTCCTTCCATCATTTCAAATGTTATGATCTGTCCGTAACTTCGATCACTACAAGTATAACCTGCCATATGTATACCAAGAATATTACCCGAATAATGCGCTGTGTTTGCTATAACTACACTACCACAATAACCAGGAACACTTTGCATTGGATACTGCATCACACAATATGTGTAATCAGTTTTTGTTGGACCCTTCGCAAGTAAGGGCTCTTTACATACTTCAGTTATTTTCGTGTGTTGAAGTTCAATGTACCATGCCATTTTACCTGTCACATCGAGTTCCTTAGAGTTGTCAAATTGAGCGTTTATTGTTGTCGTCATAACCATGATCCTTTCTCCTTCCAGATCTGGTAATTGGGATGCTTTTATAAATGTGGGTCGTTGAGCATCACCTATTGATGTCAAATCAGTATGTTGTCGTACAGATGTGCCTCCAAAGTCCAATACTATAATATCATAATATTGTTCTGCACTGCCTTCATGCATAAGTTGCAATACTGATACTTTCTTCCCTTGTATTCCAATAATCTTTTCAAATACATTGTAAAGATTAAACTGTCCTTTTACATATTGGTCATAAGAGTATCCTTCTAGTAAATGTTTATTTACTATAAAGAGTCCTCCTTTCACAAAAAAACCTCGTAATGTTCGCGCATTACGATTTGAATCTATGAATTGTATGATATATGTATTAGAACACAAAATCTTTGCCATTGCATATGCCATGCCGGATGCCAAGTTTTTCGTTGCCGTGTTGTCGTCTGAATTTGCAAATTCTGCCATTTCAAAAGATTCCATTTCTACAGTACCACCACTTTGTTTAAAGAGCGGTTTTGATATTATTTTTGAATTGGGAGGATCTTTGGGTTTAGGCTTCTTCGCTGTCGATGCATCTCCTCCATTGTAATTTCCTTGTTGTGATGTTTCTTCTTGTAAAGGGGGAGCTGGAGGTGGAGTTTCAGTTGTCTGTTGAGTCGGCTTGCATGTCGGGCAATCATGATTCATAATTCTTTTACCTTTCTTTTTCTTGATGAGACGATATATGATATATCCTGAAACTATTAAACCTAAAGCAGTTGCAATTTTAGAAGAGCGTGATTGAAATTGTTTTCTTGGAAATAGAGATTTTATTTTAAGATAAGGTCTACACAATAAATTTATATATAAGAACAAAAAGGGGGATTGCCAAAATGAAGTAAATTGAATATACCACATGAACGCATGAAGTTTCCAAATAAACCAATCATAAGGATTGATAAGAAAGGAAGGGGTATATATCATATAATATACATGATCAACACCATCTTGCATTTTGCGACTAACATTGTCGTATGTATCACTAAACCATCCATGAAGTGACGGTGCATTTTCGTCTTTATCCGGAAGAGTCAATTGATTAGATTGAACGCGGGGGGGGTCAGGCGTAGGTTTTGGTAAACCACGCACAGCATGTTCTTTAAACACGCCACACGATTTGAGATATGTGTCTTGTTTGTTACGTAGAGCCAATTCAATTTTCTTAGTTACTTCTTCATAAGTGAGAGAAACATTTCCTTCTTTGAAAACATATATATGAGTATTTGCTTCAGAAAGATCAATAGTGTCTGGATTTACAACTCGAACACCATTATGTATTTTGGAATATTCTGGTAACAGTTCTACTTTAAATTGTAAATCAATTCGTCGTTTGTATGCTTCTTTACTCGTTAAGTAATCCAATGCCGGGGTCTTTGCGTTGTCTGTTGCAATAATAAGTGCTGAGTTGAAATTTGCATTTGCTTTGTTTTCCAATTCTGCTACATTCAAAAGATGTGTATGTGAATTTGCATAATGAATCATATCTACTGGGAAAGGTTGCCCTTCCTTCAAAAAATGTGGATTCACCTGATTAGCATCATCACATACAAAAATTTTGGACATAGCAGGATTGTAATTTGTCTTATATTTGTTTGCTACTGGATTATAATACATATACTTTTCAAACTCAGAACATTCCTTATACAATTTGTCGCCTTCTACTCCTTCCAATTCAAGAATTGTCCGCAAAGCATCTCCACTAATCAAGTTAACGAGATGCGTCTTCCCAACTCCAGCTCCACCATACAAATGTAAAGTGACTGGAGGTTTTCTATTGCCGTGTCCTGCCGGAGGAGATGTTTGTACTGCTTTGTAATATTGATTCAACCGTGCTGCTGTTCCTGCATATTGCAATCGTTCTTCTGAATGCGCTGGCAAATACTTTAATAACATCATAGATTTTATTTCCAATTCTGTTATTTCCATATACGCTGATTGCAACAAACGCAAATCTTTTTGTCCTTGTGTCGTTGTGTAGTATGTAACTCGCTGTGATATGTGATCAATCTCTTTCCGTAAGTCAAATTCATCGCGACCGCGCACCCATTTTATGCATGACTTTACAGCATCCATTACATAATCTAAGCCTCGCGATGTTGGTGCTACCTGCCTCAAAGAGGATAGGCATGCATCAACGCTACTCTGATTAGGCTTTCGTTGAAATATCAAGCTTAAAACAAGAGTCACAATAGCATTCATTGCTGATTCAATATTCATGTGCTTCTGGGCTACTTCCTCTTTACCATTCACAATAAAATTGTAAACTATTACTGCACACTTCGTAAAAAGTGCTAAAGCCAAACCTTTTATTTTAAAGACATTGTACAATGCCCTTATTGCCAAAACCTTTGCCGTCGTCGATGGTACTCGTGCAATCACATCCAAAGCGCATAAAATATCAACCCAATTAAAAAGTGATTTTAATTCTTCTGGAAATGCATCAAGGATATTTTTGACTACTTCTATCCAATCGCCAGAATCATCTACCATTCCAGTTGTGAAAAATTCTACATTGTCTTCTGAATACCATGCACTTGCTTCTTTGCTTAATTTTTCATAAAAATGTTTTGTTGCTATATCCAATTGCTTCATTGTTGCTTTGTCAGCCGCATTTTGTCGTCGCTGTTTAACAAATTTCACATTAGCATGAAATAAATCTCGTGCTAATTTCGTATCTTGTGCCATTAATCGTGCTTGTCGTGTGTTGTCGGGGGATCGCCTAGTTTTTGAATCGCGTTTCGTATTTTCCTTATCAATGTTACCATTAAGTGCGTGCTTCTCTTTATTTGAGTCTATTCTATTGCGCAAAATGTCATATGCAATTGCCATCCAATCAGAAGTTTCACTATAACGTATGAAACTTGAAATTAAGACTCGTTTTATAAACTCGTCACATACCCATTGCCTAGCGCTCCATGGAACAACCAGATAACACAGATCTTCATCTACCACATCAAATCTGAGTTCCACAAATTCTCTGCAGTATACGCCAATCATCATCTCCTTACCATGTAGTGTTAAACTAATGTAAGTCATATGTTCGCCAAAAATTTCTACAACCGTGTTTCCATTCATTGAGTGTTGCTTTTTGTTTCGTCGTGCTTGTTCCCGAGCTTCCCATGATGTTGATGGTTTGCCAATCGTTTTCATTTCCGTGTCATTATATGTGTGCGTGGGTCTTTCTTTCTCTTCATCTGGAATCTTCTTCCATGATTTTACTTCTACATTCGTTCTAATTCGACATTTTGGCGCAATATCAACCAATGCTGTAGGACAGCAAAAGCCAACAAAGCAATCCTCGATATCGAATGCGAAGTCGTATTTCCGTGCAACTGGTTTGTAGAAAAACCGTTTCTTCACTGCTGCTGCCTTAACATCTTTCTTGATAACATTCTTCTTACCCTTTCCTGGAGAAAGACGTATTGATGAAAGATAATAATGAGATAAACCAGAAGAGTCTATCTCAAATCCTACTCCACGCTGAATCCTGTCTAGTAGAGTTTCCTTCTTGGGGTCTACTTTCGGTGAAATCCTATCAGATGAATCCGATAAGATTGCATATACATTGTGTTGTGTGCCATTAAGTGAGAATTGTCCGTTTGTGCTCGAAAATAAAGAATCCATGTCGATTTTAATATATCTTCGGCTCTGTGATCCATGGGGATGATCTAGCCTCCGATTTTGTCCACCCTATAAAAACGTATAGTGAGCTTTCATCCGGGCCACAATTAAAATTGTGGCACTATTAGATTGAGGGTCCAATAGGTCATCAGAATTAACAAATACGTCCAGTAGGGACAGACGCCAGCAAATGTTCCGTGTTTAGAGTTAAATTAGGTGGGTGAATAATACAGGCCTATACCCATACATATGAGTCGTTGAGACCAAGATCTACTGAATAAGATCGTCTCTATCATAGCATGACTTGTCAGTGTATTATAAGCAGTTTTCATAAAGTTCCAACCGGAATGAAATGAATAAAATAATAAAATGAAAGATATTATATCTGAATGAATTGCGTCGATAATATATCTTATAATAATAAAATAATAAACAAATATATAATAAAATGAGAGCCTACGCTTAGCGCGGGTAGTGCGAAAATATTATATATTACAAAATTTAAAAAAAATTCAATCTTCTGATTAGTTAATTTTAAAAAAATGCATATTTGAAGGTAAAAACCACTCTATTTAATAAAATAGGCAAATACGTGGTTAATATTAATCCCCTTAACCGGGTATCCAAGTGTATATAGCATAAGCT